ATAGAATGACTAACTTTGTCACGAGTAGAATTAATCAAGCTCTGACTGGTGGAAATAATTCTGATGGTACTTCTTTAGTATTTGCAAACACTCCTAGAGTTGCTGCCACAGGGTATATCTTTGGGGGCTTATTCTTTGGACCAGAAGCTGTTCTCCTAAAATTCTATAAAGATAAATTTGCATCAGACTCAGATACTAACAATGATAGTATCAACTATATTAAGAACTATATTAGAAGCAGGTATGGTTATGGAGATCCTACTATAGTAGAAGTCCCAATACCTATAAAACCAGACTGGGATATTGCTGAATGGTGTAAATTAGGTAACTACCAAATAAAAGGTGATAGAATCAATGATAGAATTACTCCTGTATGGAGCAATACCGCAGCAATTGACCCAATAATTAAAGCAGGGTCTACTACAAATCCTGCTACGATAGCTTTAAATGAAGCATCACTATACTCTTGGTTATCAACCCCAACGCAAACATTGCGGGGTTTCAATAATGTTGAAAAACAAACAGGTAGTTTTTCTAAAGTAAGTTTCTATTATATATCGAAAAAGATTAGATTTAATAGACCTTCTTGGATGCTTGATTACCATGTTGATGTTGAACTTTTAAACTCAATGTTCTTAACAGAAAGAGGAGCTAGAAGAGACAACCAAGATGGGGATGACTCAGCATCTTACACGGGTATGTGGGTAGAAAAAGGATTCAATGAGTTTACTGTTTATGTAGCATTCAACGCTAGAGATGTTTATAACTCTAACGGTCCTCAAAGTTCTTTACTACCTTCAACAAATAGAGACTCTGACCAACTTTCTAGCTTTATCGTAATGGTGCGGGATATCTTAGGGTCAGATACAACCGCAGTTACAGGTAATAACTTAGGACACCTAGGAAATGTTAGAGTAGGTGTTTGTACTTATCCAACAGTTAAGTGGAAACTTACAGCAATTCCTAGAGATGGTGCTGGGGATTATCACTACTACAATTTAAACTCAGAAAATCCTGTAATTAACTTACAAGGTGGTTGATACTAAATGGCTGTCAGACCTTCGTTCGACTGCGGTTATTTTTCCCCGGGAGCAAATCAGAGCCAAGGTTCTGATGGGGGAGGAATTGGTCGTAGATGGGAGCCTTGGGGCGGTGATCCTGATTTAGCTGATCCTGAGATTGTTCCCGGAGGTCCTCGACCATTTGGTGGTGGAGGTGGGGGAGGTCCCGGATTTCCCGGTAGGCCTACCTTGTGTAGTTACCCTGTTTGGGAATGTAAACGAACTCCAGTGGTTGGTACTTGGTATGATTGCATCGGTCCTCTAGGGGCATTCTGTAAATGCAGGAATATCTCTATTGGTAATTGTGAATCTAGATTAAAATTTGGTCCTTGTGGAGTTGTAAATTACGGACCCGGAGAATTTGGAACAAAACCTGATTGTGAAGAGGAATGCCCAGATGAAATAGATAGAGATTGTGATTGGGGATCTTTAGATCGAGAAAGAACTGGTGGCCCTACAACAGGACAACCTTGGGGTCCCGGAACACAAGGACCCGGTCCTAGTACTGGACCCGGATTAGGACCCGGTCCTTCAACTCCTACTAGACCCCCTAGAGAAAGAGGTCCTGTTACAGGAGGAGGTACATTGCCGGGGCAACCTTTCGGCCCAGTTACGCAAGGTCCCGGCCCTAGTACTGGACCCGGATTAGGACCCGGTCCTAGAACTGGTGGCCCTATTACAGAAACCTCATCTGTACCTATTCGATACAGATGTGAGGATAGAGACTTTGTTGTAGCTAATCAAACAATACAAAGAATGAAGATTTGTGTTTCAGGTACAGGACCAACTTATCCTTACACAAATAAAGATGCATGTATAAACGCTTGTAGGGTAGGAACTGTACCAACTGGCCCATTCCAATTTGAGCCTAGATGGAAATGTATAGAAAGAAGAACTAGAGTTCCGGGATTAGGGACAGGTACAGTAGTTGGACCTACGATAAACATTTGTGTTTCAGGATTTGATTCAACTTATTTTTATAATACAAAACAGGCTTGTGAGACTGAGTGTACAAATGTAATACCACCTACACAACCCCAACTTGATACGGGTGGTATTAATCAAATACCTAACAGTAATAATAACACTAATACAAATAACAATGATACTACAAACAATGGGAATACCAATACTACACCACCTGAAAGTATAGATCCTGAGCTTCAACTTCCACAAACAGAAAATATTTATGAAGCCATAGGAGTAAACCAAGATCCAGATACTTCTTTAGTGTTTAGAGATCCATTACCCTTTGATGGAAACATAGTTCACAATATTTTGTATAGGAATATATTTAACGAATATATTCATCGAAGTATCTTGTATGTCATAGAAAATATTAACTCAAGTCAAAACTGGGATACCCTACCTCTATCAGATTTAACAGCAGACAATTTAGAAAAAAGTTTAAATCCTGAATTAGTTAAAGATTTGAGAAAAATAAAATCTTGGGATAACAAGCCTGTATCTTTCAGATCTTTCCTTTACATGGTGAAGAGTAAATTATTATCAGGAGAATTAGATAGTATAGATACCAGTTATATAAAGAAACTAGCTAATCAGCCACCAGTAGATATAATTTATCCAACCAAAACTACTAATAAAGAAATTAATACTTTAAAAGCATTTGCATATTTAGAACAGAGGATGATCCCCTTAGATCCTACAAAGGATACAGGGAATAGAAGATCATCTATAATTCCACTATACAAAACTCTAGCTACCGATTTAGAGAAATCTATTCCTGTAACAATCAATGGAAATGATACCAAGTATTATATTAATGATGATGATATTGTAGTTGGTAGAGCTAACTTAAAAATAACTGATGGTGATTATATTACTGTTGGGGTTGGAGTTAATCAAAAAAGATTCTATTTACAAACAGAAAAAGATCACGCCTTCGTGGTAAGTGATTTTGATCGTGCAGTAGCTTTAAATCTTTTAGATGGTAATCCCAATATATCTCTTACAGCATCAAGTAATGCATCTTCTTTAGTGGAATTTACATATAATTTAAGTGCAACTAGAAAAGATTTCTATTTCTTAAAACTTACAACTGAATCAGTTTTAACAAATAAAAAGAGTCCATATATAGATACGACTATTGCATCTTATCAAATAATGCCTACTGACACTGAGCAGGATATGAGTGCAATTAATAACTATATTAAATTTAAATCAAACCACCATATTTTCAACATATATCATGATGATTTAATTTTAGATCACATGCTTCAGGCAAGTTCAATCACTCTAACTCAAGATGATATTAGATTTGATGGACACGCCAGAAAAACAAATAAAACTGTTCCACTATTGGTACGCCAAATCCCTTGGTACATAATCATATATCCAACTAACAAAAACGAAAATAATACTTTCCTGCTTAGATCAAAACTTAATTCTCTTACGACTGCGAGTACAGGGATCATAGAGCGAAGACTTAATTTTAATTTATCTTTGAATAGAGAACTTTATGATCCAAACTTTACTCCTACTACTTTAATAGATTATAATTTAAATTACCCTGAGGAGAATGTTTTTGGGCAATTGGATGTTAATAGTAGAAAAGTTATATTAAATAAACAAAACAACGCATTTTCAAAGGGATACATTAATAATGAAAAGCCTACAACTAGAGAAAAAACTGGCATACGAGTAGCTTATGAAATAGTAAAAGAACTTAGTACAAATTATGTATTAGATCGTGGATTGACAACTTTTGATTTATTCTCTAGGATGAAGTTTAAGGATTTTACTAAATTTTCTATTAATTTAAATAAAGGTTTTTATGACCAAATAAAGAATGGAATATTTGGGGCTTCTGTTTACTCAGTTACTAAATACTCAGGAGAGCCATATCTTTATAAGACAGCATTAAAACGCAGGAGTGTTAATTATACTTCTGATACTTATAATCAAGTTAAGGCAACTAATAACGGTTATTTTGTAGATCCACCTACTGAAACTGAAAAGCCAAAACTTAGATTAAACAAACAACTACCATATAAATAATTATGCCCGGTATAGTAAGAGAAGGTGATTTATCTAATGGTGTGATTGAGCAGTATATCCCTAGCCCAACCATCGAAGGTAGCCCTAATGTTAAAGTTAATGGGAAAGCCGCGATTAGAGTTGGTGATAGATATGCTGATCACTCCCACATTCCCCCTCCGGGCGGCACACATACTAATAGATTAGCAGAGACGGGAGATTCTACAGTTAGAATAAATGGTAGTCCAGCCCATAGAATATTTGATATGATTTCAGGAGGAAGAACTGAAACTGTAGTAACTGTAGAAGAAGAAGAGTTTTGCGCTGCTACTAATGCTTTCGGGATTTGTCAGGATTACGACACTAGAATTACAACAACCACAACAGTGTATTTTTATCCATGTAATGACATTGCCCAAGATGGGTCTGCAAATGTTATTGCTGGGGGATCTATGAGTCCTCCTACGGAGGGTGGGGGTCCTACTATTTTAAGCCAAACACAAACTGTAAGAATAGAGGATTAAAAAAAAATAAAAAACATATTATTTTAATATAATCCCTACATATTTTTAGAGTTGAAAAACTTTATTTGGAGAATTGTTATGAACCATATTAAACTTAATGACGAATACCGTCAAAGATTGTTAGAATCAGCAGCTTGGGGCAAGGTCGGTGTTGATTCTGGGAAAGCCCCAAAAACCGAAATGGTTAATGAAGAAGCAGAAGTTGAAGCAACTGAAGAAGAGGAAGTAGTTGAAGAAGCAGCACATGTGTGCCCACTTTGCATTTCACCTTTGGAAGAAGCCATTGAACAAGAAAGAGTTCTTGAGCACTTGGAGCTAGTTGCTGCTGTTTTGGATCGTCTAGATCAGATTAACGAAAGCGAAGAAGACTTAGATTCAGTTATAGCTGAATGTGTCCGCGCAATTCTTCTAGAGAATGATGAAGAGGATGTTCTTGAAGAAGAAGAGATAGAGGAGCAATCAGAGAAACCTAAAGAGGGTCCAAAAACAGTAGTTAAGGGAACAACAAAACCCAAAGTATCAAGCACTACTAAAGAACGCAAAAAAATGAAACACGAAAAAGAATCCGATGAAAGATCAATGTACCCCGGTAAATGAGGGTAATTAATTTATAATAAAAATATTATGAATAGTCTTCAAAATATGGGATTGACCATGGGTGAATTCGCAGAGCAATTAATGAACTCTGGAATGGTAAAGCCATCAAAAGGCAATGCCGTAGCGAATCCACCCAAAGGTCCCTTATACGAGCAAAAAGATATTTCTAAAATAGAAGTTCCTGATTCCTTTATGAAGCAAATTTTGGGGGAAAAATATAGTCCTCAACCTAAGCCAAATAAAGTTATTGAAAAACCTCAAAATAAAATTCAAGAAGAATCTATAGCAAAACCCATCCAACTTCTTAACGAAGAAAAAATGGACGAGCTATTAAATCTCCTAAGAGATGTAAAAGAACTTCTTACAGAAATGACTTGTGCCGGGAGCATGGGAGTTAATCTTTCTAAACCTGAGCCAAAGAAATCAAAATCTGCGGCTTTAAAGTTTGCACTTAAAAAAAGATCTAAATGAATTTAGTAGAAATTATAGATTCTTTAAATGAATCTTCAAAATTTAGAAAAGGTAAATCCGTAGCTAACCCTGTTAAAAGTAGGGCTAAGACTTATAATTCAATAAGCAATGCTTTACAAGACGGGGACTACGGAGATATCTTTACTACTAAAGCAGCAAATAGATTGTATGTAATAACAAAAGCAAAGTGGGGTAAAAAAAGCGGACAAGGTAAAGTTGCAAAAGGCTTTACACCCGGAAGTGCTACCCCCTCTGCTGATTTTAATTCTGTAAAGAAACACGCAGTTAGAACTAGACTACGGTATGACCCAAAGAATGCATCAAAAACTTTGGCTTCAAGATACGGTAGCAGAAGTTTAAAGAAAAAATTTGGAGTAAAGTAATATGCTATTAACAGATGTATTCATGATTGAAAGATTAGAAGTTATTAATGAGAGTTCAGGAAGTAAGAATTTAAAAGTTAGAGGAGTCTTCCAAAGAGCAGAAGAATCAAATAGTAACGGAAGAGTCTACCCAAGTCAAGTTCTTACTAAGCAAGTAACTAAACTCCAAGATATGATTAGTGAAAGACGCTTGTGTGGTGAGTTAGATCACCCACAGAATGATTCTGTTAAATTAGCTAATGCCTCTCACTTAATTACCAAGCTAGAGATGAAGGGTAATGAAGTAATTGGCGAAGCTGAAATATTGAATACCCCCGCTGGCCTAACTGCAAGAGCTTTGATAAATGGTGGAGTAAAGATAGGTATCTCTTCTAGAGGTATGGGAACTCTATCAGAAGATTCTAAAGGTCAGAAAGTAGTTAATGAAGATTTTAATTTAATTACTTTCGATTTAGTTGCTGATCCATCAACTAGAGGAGCTTATCCTCAGTTGTCAGAATCAAAGACTTCTCAATTTGTAAATGAATCAAAAGCTAGATTACAAAAAGAAGAAAACTTTGTAACTATGTTAAAAGGAAAATTAAAAACAGAATACAAGAGTTTTATTCATGAGATGAACTTATCTCCTAAACAAAAGGAGTTGGATGTTGATGACGATGGTCAAATTGAGGGTTCTGATTTAGCTTCTTTGAGAAATAAACTTAAGAGAGGCAAAAAGAAAAAAGCTAAGATGCCTGTTGAGGAAGCAGAGTCAATGCCTAAGAAGAGCAAAGTGTCTATAATAATAGCATTAGCCAAAAAATCTCCTAAAGAAAGTAAAAAAGGAGCTTAATAATTTATCATGTCTTACACAAAAAAATTTAGAAGATTATTAGAAGTTGCTAAAGGTGATGAATTTGGCGCAGGGGTATATGATCGAAATTTATCTCCTTTAGCAAGTGTATATGACGATGACGATGAAGTTAGTACTCCCAAAAGTAATCCGGCAGCAGCAAAACAAGCTCAAGTAGACACAGCTAAAAAAGCAGAAACAGATGCTTTAGCTGCTGCTGTAACAGGACAACCTAAGCCACAACAGCCTGCTTCAAAGTTAACAACTTTAGTAAGTGGTCCTAAAGTACTAACACCTGCAACTAAACCTTCTTCAAATCTAATAACTATAGATGGTCCTCAAGTAAAAACACCTGCAACTAGAGTTGCGGATACAAGACTTGAAAGAATGAAGGCTTTAAGAGCCTCCCGAGCAAAACCCGGATTTTTATCTAAAGCTGCAAACTTTGCAGGAGCTATGATGAGAAAGGGAGCACCTTTAGCGAAAAGTGCTATCCAAACAGGATTAAAAAAAGGTGGAGAGTTCTTAGATAAAAAAGGAGATCAGACAGCCTACGGTAGAGTTGCAGGCGGTGCTATAGGTGCTTTAGCTGGCGGTCCATTAGGAGCTTTTGCTGGACAGGCAATAGGTGGCGGTTTACAAAACTTGGCTAGTGGTATGCGTAAAGTATACACCCAAAGACGAGCAAATATTGCAGCCGATCCTGCTTTAGCACAAAAAACAAAAGGCTTATTAGGAATGTTCCGGGGTTACGGAGCACCTATAAAACAAAATATTGGACAAATGGCTAAAGGGGCCTACGAAGCAGGATTAGGAGCTTTGGGTGCTAGGGGAATTGGTGGATCATCTGGTGCTGAAGTTAGCCAAGTATCGCCCGATGCTGAAGCTAATCCCTTCCCCCGCGCCCGTATCGCTGCACCTAGATTTGGTGGGGTAAGAACTAGTGGAGAAGCAATAGACTAAGGATAATACTATGGAAAATAAAATAACAAATGAAGATATTCAGTATTTAGCATTATTTTTTGAGCGTTTGCACACCGCAGTAGGTGATGAAGCCTTCGAAATTATCTACGAAGAGCTTTGTGAAAACGCACCTCAATGTGTTTATGCCCCACACTTAATTACTTAAAATACTGATGAAGAGACAGAACTTTTCTTAGAAAACTTACAACAAAAATTAGGTGAAGATAATTATTCTAAGTTTGAAAGATTTATGTTAGTTAATCTTTTAAATGAACAAATGGATCCTATGCCAACTAAAAAGTGTAATTCTAAGAAATCTAAAGGTAAGAAAAAACCTTCGTACTAAAAAGTGTAACTCATACATTTTTTAAAAAAAATTAAAATACTAACACTAGCAAAGTATCTATATAAAGGATTAGGAGTTTTAAATGAGCAATAAGTTAACGAATATAGTAGACCTGTTACCTGAGGGTTTAGATGAGTCTACCGTAGAAAAAATATTTAAATTAGTGGACTCTACTATCAATCAACAGGTTGAAGAAAGAGTTACATTGTTAGAAGCAAAAGTTAATGCATTCTTGAGAACTAAGATTGATCAATTAAAAGAACAAGCCATAACTGAACTCACTGAAGAAAGTGAAGTATTCAGAAATGCTAAATTATTTGAATCTGTTAGAACTCTTATGTCTTTAGAATTAAATACTAAAGATGAAGTAAACATGGTATCTGAAATGAAGGATCAACACTCAGAAATGGAACAAGAAGTAACTGTTCTAACTGAGCAGTTGAACAAAGTAATTTTAGAAAATGAAAAACTCCAGAATACTATAAAGATTCTTAACAATAAAGTACACCTTTCCGAGAGTAAAACAAAAACACTCGAAAAGGGTAAGATAAGACTGGAAGAAAAAGTTCAGAATTTGCAAGCTGTTATTGATGAGCCTTTCGCTTCATCAGAAAAAGCCATTATGATTTCTGAGGCTAATCGTCCAGTAGAAAACAAGAACGAGTTCCTTAACCAGTTCTTGTCACCAGAGGCTATGAAATTAATGCCTTTTTCGCGTTGATAGGATAAATGCTTATGAATTCTATGTATGTACATGATGAACAATTAGTACAGAAGTGGGGACCCGTTCTTGAAGGCATTAAGACAGATTATGCTAAAAGAGTAACGGCTCAACTTCTTGAAAACCAAGCCAAGGCTATCGTCGAACAAAAGATGATAAACGAAGCTGACACTGGAGCAGCCACAACTGTTGGTGCTCTTGGAACATTTGCAAAGTTTGCATTCCCACTAGTTAGAAGAGTCTTCCCAGAGTTGATTGCTTCAAACTTCGTTGGAGTTCAGCCAATGCAAGGTCCAGTCAGCCAAGTTTTCTACCTTGGTCACTCCCGTCACCACAAAGATAGTGGCAGAACTGAAACTATGTATAGCAAGTTTAACCTTACCCCATACGGTATGGTTGCTTCAGGCATAGGTTCAGCTTCAGGAAACGGAACCTCATTTAACACCTTCACTGGTACAACTGGTGGTTTAGATGGTGATGCTGCTATATCCGGCGGTTTTGATGTAAGTAACTTGCTTCCAACCAAAGTGCCTGAGGGTTATGCTTCTGGTTACGGCTGGCCTAGCTCAACAATGGGTGGCCGTATGGCTGCATTCCCCAATGCAAACTACATTGGTGGTTACCTTGTAAGTGCTGGTGAAAAACTAGCTGGCGACGAGTTCCCAGAACTCAGCATTCATATCGAACAAGAAGCAGTGATTTCAAAGACCCGCAAAATGCGCGCTCTTTGGACTCTCGAAGCTTCACAAGATTTGAAGGCTTACCACAATCTAGATCTCGAAAGAGAACTAACCGATTTGCTTTCAAAAGAATTGCAACTTGAGATAGACCGCGAACTAATTGAAGATCTTCGTATGATTGCATACGGCTTCAAGCGTGGTGATGGTAATGCTCAACCAGCAACACTTGGCGGTACTGATTTCGCAAACATGGATAGCGATTACATTAGCTTAGGTACATTCAGCGGTCTTCAAGCTAATGCAAGCCTAGCTAGCTTCGTGCCTGCTCAGTTTGCCTACAACTTACCATCAACAGTTCCCGGCACTGCTCAAAGAACATCAAATGTGTTCGTTTGCGATTTAACTCAATCAACTTTAAGCTTGAACCCCCGCCATGTTGGTGAAGTGTACGCTAACTTGCTAGCAGTTATTAACCTAGCTTCACAGGACATCTTCAAGACAACCTTGAGAGGTCCCGGTAGCTGGTTGTTAACTTCACCTTTGATTGCCTCACTACTAGAAAGCTCTGCTAAACTAGAGGGTGGTATTGATAGATCTGATGCTCCAACAAACATTGGTAATGCATCAATCCAGTTCAAGGGCAAGTTCATGGGTCGCTACGATCTCTATGTTGACCCAATGTACCCAGACGATGAAATCATGGTTGGTTACAAGGGTGCAAATGCTATGGATGCTGGTTTCATCTACGCTCCATACATCCCACTCCAGCAGTTGCCAACAGTAACTGACCCAATCACCTTCCAGCCTCGTAAGGGTATCCTTACTCGGTACGGTAAGGTTCAAGTTGAGCCTTCATCAAGATTCTACAGAATCATTAGAATCATCGGCCCAACATCAAGCTACCTACTCAGCCCCTTCGCTAGAAATACGAAGTTTAACAATGTAACAATCTGAGTAACTGACTGATTATAAAAGAGGCTAGAGAAAAAAATCTCTAGCCTCTTTTTGTTTACCTATATAACCAAGGGGACTTAATGTTTAAATATAGATCTAAATGCAGATGGAACTTACTAATTTCTATTAATAATACAATCGTTGAGATTAGCCCCGATCAAGAATATATTTCATCTCATAAAATAGATTCTAAGTACTTAGAGTTAATTTCTGGGCCAGTAGAAGAAGATAAGAAAATTAAAAAATTGAAGGAAAAAGTAGATGACTACACAATCAACAATAGCAAAGCCTAGAATACTAACTTACGGAGATACTTTTGGTAAGTACGGCGGACAGTTATTAACTGATACAATAGTAACTAGTGATATTGATGTAGATAATTTAAATAAAGGCAAGTTATTAGATGGTGTAGAATTTAATAATTTTGAACTTATTGTTAGAGATTATATTTTAGCTAGACTCGGCCATCCTGTAGTAAGAGTTGAGCTAACAGCTTTCCAATTAAAAAGTGCGGTAGAAGAATCAATAAACAAGTTTGCATACCATGCACCTTTTTGGAATAGACAGTTTGCAGCATTTGATGCATCGGCAGGAATCAATCAGTATATTCTTCCTCCTCACATAGCCCATAATTTAAGCTATGTAAACTACAGAAAAACACTTTTAACTATTCAAGATGCTGCTCATGATCTTGAGTATGATTTCTTTATTAAATACTTCCAAGACAACTTTATTCATGGAGACTTCCGACTAGGTGATTTCTATTTGTTACAGCAACATTTAGAAATGGCTAGAAAGGTGTTAGGTCAAGAAGGTGCATTTGATTTAGTAAATGGAAATGTTCTACAGCTTTATCCTGTACCAGCAGTTAATAACGAAAGAGTTATTTTAGAGTACAGAGCAGTAGATTCTAACACTATCCATCCAGCATATAGAAACTGGATTCAAAGATACGCTTTAGCAATCGCAAAGGGTATTCTAGGAGAAATTAGAGGAAAGTTTGGTTCACTCCCCGGACCCGGAGGAGGAGCTAGCTTAAATGGAACAGCACTTCTTCAAGCAAGCCAACAGGACAAAAAAATGTTGGAAGAAGAATTAAGAAGTGAGATTGAAGAACCCCCAACATTCACACTGTATTAAGGATTTATTATGCCATTAAAAAAAGGATCAAGTAAAAATGCTATTAGTTTTAATGTAGCCGAGCTAATGCACGGTTATAAAAAAACAGGTAATATAGGGACTAGTGCTCCTAAAACTAAGAAAGCTGCTCAAAAACAATCTGTAGCAATAGCGTTGTCTAAAGCTAGAGAAGCCGTGGAAAGGGCAGGAGCTATTCTGGGTGAAGAAGAAGGATTTGAGCCATCTAAAGAAGATACTCAAGATCCAGAAGGTAAACCATTCCCCGGAGCAGGTAGTGCATCCGAAAGATTATTTAGACAAGCAGAAAAAACAGGAAGTGCTGCTGCTAAAGCAAAAGCACTTACTGCGGGAGAAAAGCGTATGCGTAGTCTAGCAAGACGCGCTGCTGCTAAGAAAAAACCAGTGCAGGAGGGTAAGCTATGCGCCAAAGGAAAAGCTGCTGCAAAAAGAAAATTTGATGTTTATCCTTCAGCATATGCAAATATGTATGGGTCAGCAGTATGCTCAGGCAAGGTTAAACCCGGTGGTAAAAAAAATAAATGATTATTCTTGAAGATCTTAGAAAATGGGTTGCTGAGAAATGGGTGGACATCGGTGCGCCCAAGAAGGGTGGAGGTTTTAAACCATGCGGTAGACAAGAAGGAGAAAAGCGTAAAGGTTATCCTAAATGTGTACCATTAGCTAAAGCTAATTCCATGTCTAAAGGTCAAAGACAATCAGCAGTAAAAAGAAAAAGAGCAAGGGATAATAAAGGTCCTAAACCAGATTTTGTTTCTACTATGAAAAATAAAAAAGTAAATGAGTCGGTGTCTGCATATGTCTCTTTAATATATTCTTTATTTGAAGGTAAGGGAGTTATGCCTAAAATGAAGATGGGTGTTCACAAAGATCCAAAGGGTGGTTTAACTCAAAAAGGAGTTAATGCTTATAGGGCTGCAAATCCCGGATCAAAATTAAAAATGGCTGTAACAACAAAACCATCTAAACTTAAAAAAGGATCTAAGGCAGCTAATAGAAGAAAATCATTCTGTGCCCGAATGGGTGGCATGAAGAAAAGATTAACTTCCGCAAAAACAGCAAATGACCCTGACAGCAGAATAAACAAAGCATTAAGAAAGTGGAATTGCTGATATGGGAAGATATACAAAAATATATAATTTAATAGTAGAAGTTGGCAATCCTGATTTAAAAAGATCTGACAATCCCGGAAAGGATTTAAGAACAACTGTTCAGGCAAAACAGCAAGCTGTTCTAAAAAAAGCTATTAGAACTGGGAATGAGGGGACAGCAGAAAATATAACTAAACAATTGGATAAAGCACGGGAGACAAGAACTCGCAGATTTTATCCTAACCAGAGATAGTAATCTTTATGGTAGATCCTAAAAATAATTTTAAGGTTACAACAAAATTACCAGAACTTCCAGATATAGATTTGGAAGAGTCTGAGTTAAGTTTATTTGATAGGACTAACCCAGATTTAAATCTTTTTAATTTAGTTGATGATGAACTGATAAAATTATCAGGAAGTAAAATGTATTTTTATAAGTATATGAGATCTGAAGATTATGATCCTGTATACATGGAAGCTAGAAATAAACCAGTTTCTAAAATTCCAATTATTGTTCATGGGCATTACGAACCAGAGTCATTGAATGAAGAGTTAACTAATTTTGGCATTGAATTAAAAAACGATCAGTTATTTACATTCAATAAATCCTACATAGAGAAAAAATTGGGAAGACCTGTAATCCCCGGAGATATAATAAAACCATTTTTTCAAAATCAAAAGTATGAAATCTTTCAAGTTATAGAAGATTCGTTTGAAGCATATGGAGTTTATCATTTGGTTTGTAATGCTAAACTTCTACGGGATTCTGCTGATGTTCAAGATACTCCAGTAATAAAAGTATCTGATCCTTTGGGTGGGTACGATAATAGATGAACCTATCAAGTGTTTACATACGGTCAGAGAATCTAAATCCTGATTTTTCTGAGGTTAGTAAGAGTGCTTCTTACAAAACAAGAGAGGCACATATACGCTCAGAAATTTATAAGATGACTAAGCAACAGTCTAATATTACAGGAACTTATAAACAGATTCTTAGAGCCATGATAAACTACTTTTCTGATTTAGTTTGCATAGATTCAGAAGGAAAAATTACTCAAGTTCCTTCCATTTATGCAAACCCAGAGCGTATGGTTGCTAAGATAAAGCAAGAAAATAATATTATACTACCAATAATATCTGTCTCCCAAGAAAATTCAAGCACAGATAGTTCTAGGAGTAGATATAAGTCTTTATTAGTTCACGAGGTATCATATAATCCTGAAACTAATAGGGCTGTTAGAGTACTGAGTATAGCTCCAGTTCCTGTATCAATTACTTATACTATCAATGTTTGGTGCAAATATAAAGAAGATCAAGATCAGCTAACTGAACAGATTAGATTAAAATTTAATCCTGATGCAGATTTATCTATAGAAGGGCATGATCTAATAAAAGCTTATTTACAAGAAACAGAAAGCTATGAGGGGGGATCTAAGGAAGCTGCTGACAAGGAAGATAGAACTTTGAAAAAATCCTTTAAGGTAGATGTATCAACTTATATAAGAAACCCTAAGTTTATTTTAACCTCTACAGGGGCTATAGAAAGAATAAATTTAGAAATTTAAAAAAAATATTTCTAAAAATGAATTCTTAGTTTGTACATAAGAATGGAGATTAGACATGAAACTAATAAAAAATACTAGCTTACAAGCCTTTTCAATCTTCTTAAATGGAGATACTGGGTGCGTAGAAAAGTGGTTAGCCCCCGGTCAAGGTGTAGTTGTTCCTGACCACTGGGTTTCTGAACAAGTAACTACAATGGCAAAGAAAAGAATCTTAAAAGTAACTAACGCCTGATAGGAGTTTATTATGCCAAATTTTGTTAGCCCCGGTGTATATGTAATAGAAAAGGATCTTTCAGAGTACACGCCATCTCTGAATAGCTCAATAGTAGGTATTGTAGGCTTTGCTTCAAAAGGCCCAACCAATGAAGCAACCCTGATCACAGATCAAGCTAAACTTATTAGTACTTTTGGTCGTCCAAATGAAAACATTTACGGTCAAGGTTTGGAAGGTGCTCTAGAAATTTTAGAAACCACAAACGCTTTGTACTTTGTAAGAGCTGCCGCAACATCAGCAGTAGAGGCTTCAACAGCAGTTAGCTTAGGTGCTTGCCCTGCTATAGTTGTATCTGGCCCACCATCAAGAACTGATGTAGCGCAATCTTTCGGAGTTGGTAGACCACTTTATCTTGAAGTTCAAGTTTACAACAATGCTGGTGTAGCTGAGTACCCTTCAGCTAAGAGATTTGCAATTCCTGCTAATACTTTAACTTCGACAGCTACTGGAGTTACACAAGCTAAAGCTATAAAAACAATTGTTGGTGGTGCTCTTGATGCTGATGCTGTAGGAGTCTTTGATAATGATTCTACTACAGGATTAGGACTATCTGGTGCAATTGTTGGCAAGTACGCTGGCTCAGGTGCATCAATAGTAATCACATCTTACAGTGCAAACACTTACGCTACGGCAGACGGTATTGCAGCTTTAAAACCTGTAGCACATGGAACAGCGTCTCTGCTAGATTCTTTTGGTGCTAGCGGAGCATTTGCTTCATCTGTAACTGTTAATGGTGCTAGCTTTGCTGCAACAGGAAGTAACTCACTTGCTTATTTCGTTGAATCATTATACCCCGGAGAAGGATACAATGCAGGTACAACTGATTCAGGGGATACAAGTGGAAACTCAGTGACTATTAGAGACATTGGTGCTGGTGGATTCTACTTAGATGTCAATGATCAAGGTTCAGTATCAGAGAACTTTAAGTTAGCTCTGTTTAGTGGAGCAAGCTTCATTGAAGATGTTATTAACACTGGAACAACAGATGCTAAGTCTGATTACATTAAAGGTAATCTATACTTTAGCGGTGCTGATATTGCTACAGTAACTAAGCTTAATAACTTTGCAACTCAAATTAGTGCAATAGCTACTGATGTAACTGGTTTAGCAGGTACTCAAGGTGGAAATGCTACCTTCCAAGCTCAAACAGCATTCACTTGTGCTAGATTCGTTAAGGCTATCCCCGGAACTTACAACCTTGCTGGTGGTGATAACGGTATACCCGGAACTGAATCTGCTAAAGCTACAGCATTAATTGGTGATGCTGCTACAGAACCTAAGACAGGTATTTATGCTCTCGATGATGATTTACTAAACATCAGCGTTGCTTTGGTTCCCGGAGTTTACAATCAAAGTGTTCAAAATGCTTTGGTTACTCTAGCAGAAGAAACTCAAAACTTCATTGCACTAGTAGCTCCTCCTTACGGAGTCGGCACAGTTCAGGATGCTATTGACTGGTCTAACGGTAAGTCCTCAAGTACTGCTGGATCAAGAACTGCTGCAATAAATAGTTCATATGCAGCGATTTACTTCCCACATATTAAAGTGTTCAGCACATTTGACGGTAAGGATCGTTGGTATGACCCAACAATCTTTGCAGCAAGACAAATGGCTTACACCGATAGCGTCTCAGAAACTTGGTTTGCTCCTGCCGGATTCGTTCGCGGTAGATTAACTAAGCCCACCGATGTTGAAGTTAAACTCAACCAAGGTGATAGAGATGTAATGTACAGCGGTGGCAATGTTCTAAACCCAATAGTTAACTTCCCACAACAGGGTATAACTATCTTCGGTCAAAGAACCACTCAAAGAGATCCCTCTGCCTTGGATAGAGTTAACATTAGAAGACTAATGATTTATATTCGTAAGGTAATACTAGCTTCAACAAGAAGATTGGTATTCGAGCCTAACGATGAATTCACTTGGGCAAGAGTGGAAGGATTGTTGAACCCCTTCTTCAGCGATATCAAAGCAAGAAGAGGTATTACAGAGTTCAGAGTAATTTGTGACTCCACAACAAACACTCCAATAAGAATTGATAGAAATGAAATGTGGTGCAAGGTTTTAATTAAGCCAACCAAGACTGCTGAGATTGTAGTCTTCGAACTTAACCTAACTAATCAGTCCGCTGATCTAGGTACACTCTGATAGGAGATAATTATGACTCAGAATTACAAAACTCAAAGAACTACAGTAGCTGATGATAACATACCTATAATCAGCACGGGCTTGGATTCAGTAAAATCTTACCAGTTTGAAGTTTATATTGATATTCCAACTGCTGGCCCCGGAGCGGAAGCAAAGGAGCTAGTCCTAGCTGCACACAAAGTACAAGGTTTAGATATGGAACTAGATATTATCGAAGTTCCTCGTGTCAATGATAAACTTTACTATCCTGCTAGAGCTAAGATGGGAACCTGCACTATAACCTTCGATGACCAATTCTTAACTAAGAACGGTGCTGCGTTATGGGATTATCTAACAAGAATGTATAATCCTTTAACAGGTGTAGCAATAGTAGATGCCCCTGCTGGTGCTGCTACTGGAAACACTTCCTTCAAGTTAAATAGCATGAAGATTATTCAGCTTAAGAACGACATGACTCCCTTCAGTGAAACAACTTTGTATGGAGTATTCCCAACAAGCTGGAAGTCTGGTGAATTTAACTACACCCAAGGAACTAGTTTCCACACAATAGATATGAGCTTTAAGTATGATTTCATGAGTCATACAGCGGTTTGATAAAATAAAGTAATTTCTCAAACCCAACTTATCATTGTAGGTAAGTTGGGTTTTTTCCTTACCTATAATAAGTTATGGATTATTTTCAAGAACTTTTAAATAGTTACGATAAGCTAAAAAAAAGAACCTTTAAACTTGTTTTTATAAACGAGCAAGAAGATCCTGCTAACTTAGGTATTAGTGATGACCAAGCAATAGCAGCCATAGCTCAAGCCATAAGTTACGCAAAAGGAAAAGAATATCCCGGAGTTCCACTACCCCCTCCTCTAAATCCACAGTATCAAGTTTACGGAAAAACAAAATCTAATCCTGATGCTGACTTAGCTAAAATGACTAGAGTGGGGGGTGGAAATGTTGCTGGTTTAGGCCAAACTGTTGATTTAAAAAATTTAGCCCCTGATCAACAAGCTAAAGTTGGTAGAACTATATTAGGTCAACCACTACAAAAAGCTCCAGAATTAAAATCAGATACTTTATCCCCAGAAGAATTAGCTTCCTATGAAGCTGCCACTGTTCCCGGTATTAAGCAAAATAAATACTTAGAACAGTTGGCACAGGAAAATCAACTTCCACAGAACTTAAAAATGAGATTGTTTAAAGCAGATTTAACTCTTAGAAAAAAATGTAGAGTTAAAAATCCTGCTGCTTGGTGTGCTGACTTAGAAATTTCCACTGCAACTACAGGGCCAGTAAAACAAAAAGAAGGATCGTTTGCTATTGGATCATCATCAAAAAGTTTTGAAAGAAAATTAAGTGAAGCAAGTAATTACGAACTAGGTAAAGACGGTAAATGGAGAGAGGTTCCATTAAGTTTAGATGAATTAGATTCCGCTACAGATGCTTGGTCTGATATGACTAACTTCCTAACTATAGCAGCGGATCCAGATAGTGCTGAAACAAAAAAAAGATGTGATTCAATAACTAAAAGAGTAGGAGTTAGTACTGGAGGAGAGATTGTATTTAAAAAAGGTAGAAATCAGTTAAAAGGGGCAACGGTTTCTACAATGGGAGTCTTAGAACAAAAAGCATTAGAAGAGATTAGAAAACAATGCCCAAATAATAAAATAGAATCAGGGATAAAATTATCAGTTAGCATTGGAAATAAGAATGCAATCAAGGGAACTTATTTTGAATATTCTACAAATGTAAGTTTTGCCATTAGAAAAATGAATGATTTAAAGTTAGCTTGCTCAGAGAATAAAGATCAAAAAGCATGTAAGGAATATGAAACTGTAGCAAAGGAAATTGCCGCAGATCTTCTTAAATGGCAAGCTAGAGTCCAAGAAGCATCCCAAGGTGTTAGTTTATCAGAAAAAGATATGCAGGGCATAGAAGCTAAAGCAATCAAAGAATTAATTACTGAACATGGTTCTTACACCTCAGAGGAAGTAATTTCTTTATTTGCTAGAGAAGCTCAATACGCAACAAACTTAATAAAGCGGGATTTCCCTAATTCTAAAGGTGCATTAGATAGTTCTTTAAACCCTAACACTGGAGACAGAGCAGATAGAAAAATGATCTATACATCATTGGAAGCTGCTCAAATGGATGCTGCAAACTTAGGATCTCAGGGAATACCTTTAAAACCTGAT